TTAAATCACTGCTTACAATCTCGGTCGTAGTACGCAAGTTAGCTATAAGTTTGTCAAATTCTTTGTCAGCCTCAATCGCGCGGCTTACGTCTAAATCATCAATTTTTGGTAGTAAATTATCGAACTCATTGGCCAATGCTTTTACATTAACTTCGGTTAGTTTTAACGCGGGCAACCAGTTATCACCAAAAAGAGTAGCACCTATTTGTGCTTTATCTGCTTGGCTGCTAACTTGACCTAACGCATTTGCAACCGTGATTAGCTGTTCATCTACGCCTAACTTGGTCAACTCGGACATTGACAAACCTAGACGCGCAAAAGACTCTTCAAAGTCTTTATTGCCGTTAGCCGCTTCGCCAATCTGCTCGTTAAGCGTTTTGGCAAGGTCAATCATCATGTCAGTTTCTAGGTTTGCACCCTCTGACACCGACCGCAATCGCGCTAATTGATTGTAAGTTAGGTTTAGGCTGTTAGCTAATGAGTTAAATTCGCGGATAGCGTTTGATGTGGTAGCGGTCAACACACCGACAGCCGCCGTTGCTGTAGCGATTGCAGCCGCTAACATTTTGGCTTTATCAGCCGATTGCCCAAAGCCACTAGATAACGAGTTATTAGCTTGTTGGCCTTGCTGTTGTGTATTGTTTAGCTGTTGGTTGACTTGTTGTAGGCTGTTTTGTAACTGCGTTACATCGGCGCGTAAACTTATAACGAGGTCGTCAGTTGTTGCCATGGATTTTGTCTAACTCCTCATTTAGTTCGTGGAACTCGGCCAATGACATAGGCTTGCTATAACTTTTACCTGTGCTTATTTCCATTTTATCTAAGTGCGTATCCCATAACGCCCAAAAGTCAAAAGGCGTTAATTGCCACGCATCACGCGGCTGTATTGATAAGTAAATGACAGCACTCGACCACAGTTTGTGCCAAATGCTGCCCTTGCCTACTTTTTTTCGCCGTCCTCTGACACGGTTTTGATGTCGGTATCGCTACCCGCCGTTAAAATGTTACCCGCAAAAGTGGCAATCGCAATCGCATAATCGCTTAATCGTTTTGACTTGAGCATACGCTTGTAAAACTCTTCGCGTGTCCACCAATCAGGATAACGGCCAGTGGTCGGCACTGCACAGGCAAGCAATGCTTTGGTGATGTCGCCTACTTTGGGTTGTTGCATTTGAAAAATTAACTCATAGATAGGCTTGCCTGTCGCCGTTTCTAGTTTGTCCAAATTCTCAAAACTTGGGACTAGATTAAACTCTAGCCCCTCGATGTCCAACAATACTAAACCGCGCATATTAAACCACCGCTGTATAAGTGATTGTACCCGCGCTTTCTAAGCTCATGCTAAAGTTTTCTTCTTTGTTGTATTCGCCTGAACGCTCACAACTAGAGATAGCCCATAAGCCTGCCCATGCCTCGCCTGTGCCTGATTCAATCTTGCAGTAGATATGCGTATTGGCATTAGCTGCAACCATGACATGGTCTGTAAATACCACGTTATCAGATACCACACCCGACACTTTGCATGAATAAGCACGAACACCCGCACCCTCCAACAATTGACGCGCACCGCTGCTGTCTTTGTCGGTTACATCTACAGTCTCATTGCTGATAGACAAAGAGTCCGTTTTACCGCCACCGATTACCGCAAAAACATCGGGGCCAGTGCTTGTGCGTACTTTGATACGAAAGTCACTACCTTTATACTTAGCCATTATGCCACCTCGCTGATTAACAAATTAAAACGCATCACGCCATGTCGGGTAACGCCGTCTGTATCAATAACCATGTCATGCCGTAAAAACTGACATAACACGCTTTGCCCACTATCTAAAGTCAAGTCTTGATTGTGCAATGCTGCATGGCATTTGTCCATCAAGCCGCGAATCTCTTTTGTTCCCTCGACTCGGCTGCCAATGTGCAATGTGATAACAGCCTCTAAACCACTATCATCTTTATTCGACCAATCAGCCGCACCGCCGTCCTCTAACCATATCTTAGGAAATGCTGTTTTATCGTCTAAAATCTCTTTAACTAAACCTACCAAGCCTGTTGTACCGTTTAGTTTTACCCATACAGCCTTGACGTAACTGTTAAACAAACTCATATCGGTGGCACTCCCTGCATATCGCGAATAGCTTGATTAACCGCGTTTTGTACAATAGCAATTGCCTGTTGTTTCTTAGCTTGTAACCCTTTGAACATAAACGGACGCGGCTGCAATCCTCTGCTTAAATCGCCATATTCTAGCCGCTTGGCATAAGGTGCGATTGAGTGAAGCGATAAAATACGCACTCTTAAATTTTGTAATTCAGGCTCAATTTGAATTGACCGCACCAAAAAACCTAGGTCGGTGGCGGGTGATTCATTCGGAGCGGATGCTGTATGTGTCCTGTTCGGATTGGTCTTGACGTAAGTTTTACCACCGCGTGGTGATGTTTGAATGTTACGTCTTACCTCAGTTGCTACCATCTCACCTGCAATAATAAGATTAGCCTCAAGCCTACGTTTTAAAGCTGCGTTTAATTGTGCTACTAATGACATTATGCAGCCTCCAAAACGAACCTAGAGCCGTCCTCTAACAACAAGAAACTGCTATCTTCTAACAGTATAAAATTGTTATCTATTCGGCTAACAGTATCGGCACTTTCTAACGTAATCGAATATAAACCATCTTTGTTATATTCGCCAGATGTCTCAAAAGCCGATAAGATAAAACCACCTGAATATATTTCGCTATTATTACTATTGATTTTTACGTTAAGTATTTCGCCTGTATTTGCCGCGTAACTGATTTTTTTATAGCTGTCTGCACTACTAATGCAGCCCTGTGCCTTAATGCTCACTGACTGTATGCCGCAATTCTCTAATAGTTCGCGCTGTAAATCGCCTTTGCTAGTCACATCAACCGTTTCATTATTTACCGCCACAGTGGTTGTACGCATCGCGGCTAATACCGTAAATACGCTATCAATCTCAACCTCTAACAAAAACAATGCGCCTTTCATTGAGCTGTCGCTCCCCATAACTCGGCTTTGATGTCGTAAAAATCTAGGTCATCTTTATTTCGACTAATGCCAGTAATGCGGTAAATCTCGTTACGATGCACAATGCGTATATTATCGCTATCCCTTGTTGCAGGTACTGTGACTGCTTGGTTTTGTCTAATTGTAAAAGTATAAGCCTGTGTATGTTGATTCTCACCACGATAAAACCTTTCACGCTCGCTCTGTGGTATCGCTTTCGACCATGCTGGTGTTAGTGTTGACCATGTGCTTGTCTCGCCGCCTTGGCCATCGCTTACTTTAGCGCATTGCTCAATCGTGATACGGTGCTTTAGCTCGCCAATGTTCATACGTTAAATACTCGGTATTGATTCAACACGCTAACAACATGAGCAGGTAAATCGTAAGAGCCGCGATTATAAAAACGGTATGTGACAAGGTCTTTTAGGGTTTGTGTAAGTGGTGCTAGGCTTGATAATGCTGTGGCCATTGTCCACTCGATAACGATTAACTCATCGTTTGAGTAGTCATAATTGAGGCGTAAACAGCCTGTTACTTCGTTAAATAAATAATCTGTAATTGTATCGCCGTCAACAGTGACAACGACCGATGATGCGGTAATTCTAGGGGAGTAAAAACGATTTTTAATTGTTTCTGCAATGTATTTACTGCGCCAAACCTGAGGCCGTAATACGTTTTTAGTGTATGACTCTACCTCACGTCTGCATGAAGTAATCAAAGAGCTAATCAAGCTATCTTCATCACTGTTTTCAACTTTAGCCCAAGTCTTAACTTCGGCTGTCGTTATCGGTTCACTTCCCGATTCACTGATTAAAATAGACATGATTAGCCCTTTTTATGGTTAGTTAGCTTGGGTCAACTTCGCCTTGCAAACGTAAACCAAACTTAACAAACGATGCGCCAACGCTTAATGTAGATGCAGCAGCAGTTACGGCTGTTGCGCGTACATAGCGTTTGAAACCAACATAGCCAATGCTAGAAACGCCTGCTGCTGTTAAGGCTGCACTTGCTTCGGTATTGGTTAAATTAGCATCGGTAACGGCTGCATAAGTCACATTATCATCGGAGTCTTCGATTAACGGTGTCACACTACCGTCAGTATATTCGCCGACTTGAAAAATCAATTCCAAGCCCTCGCTGCCTTGACGGTCAATCACCGCACCAACCACATCTTCGCCATTGGCAACGGCTGTTAATGCAATGGCAACGCCTACGCCAATTTGATTGTGTAAATCTTTATTGATAGTCATGTTACATTGCTCCCATTAAGCCTTGAATTCAACAAAACGTACGGCTTCGGAGTTCACCAAATCGCCACCTGTGCGCTTAGTAAAGTACCATTGCACCACATCAGGATTAGTGATGTTGTCACGAATGACATTAACGCCGCGTCTGTCAACAATTTGATACGCTTGGTTTAAATCACCAACGAACATAGACAAACTATCGTTAGCAATATCGGCCATGTGGTCAAAATCAGGAACAACAGGAATACCTAAAATCATGCCAAACGGCGAATCAGTTAAGTTCCAAGTTGGCTGCCAAATAAAGTTACCATCGGAGTCCTGCAACTTCATTGCTTCGGCAAAAGTGAAGCGATTCATACCCCAAATAGCACCTGCACGATAAGCACCGCGTAAGGACATAGCAGCATCAATCAAAATCTTGCCACCGTTAGGAGTTGCAGCAAAACCACCATTTACACCAGTTTTGAATTTCTGCACTGTACCCCATGCACGGGTATTATCACCTGTGTATGCAGTAGCAACTGTCATCATGCCGCGTGGTTGTAATATACCGTTACCTAACAAGAAACCGTATGCTTCACCCTCTGCAAAGCCTTGTGCCGCATCATTAACAATCATTGCTTCGATGTCGTAATCAGCATCTTCAAGCATTTCAGTGGTGGCGGTTGGGTATGCGTAAAGTTTTTTAACTTTGATTTCGTATTGACCAAACTGCTTAGTCGCTGTGGTACTTGGCGTATTGCCTTGAAAGCCCCACGAATAGCTGTTACGGCCATTGTCAATTAAACCTGTCACTGTTTCTTTGCTTGTGTTTTTAACATTGGCAAAACGGCGAACAGGTGAATTGTCGTGAATACGTTGAATAATGCGGCCTGTAGTATCGGACGTAGTTAAATAACCGCCGTCAGGATTAGTAATAGTGCTTAATGCTTTTTGTTCAGTGTCGCTTAATTGCATACCGCGCATTTTTTTAAACAACGCGCTTTTTGCTTCACGCACTTCTTTAGTTAAACCATCACTGCCCGTTTGAATCTGTGCAGATTGAGCGGATTTAACTTCTTGAATAGCTTGAATCAATCCAGTGATGTCGTTTTGAATCGCATCTTGTTTGGATTTTGTTTCAGCTAAAACATCACCATGCTTTTTAACTTCGGCAATGGCTTCTTGTTGGGATTGGCGCAATTGAGATACGGCATTGCCTGCATCATCAATTAACTTTTTAACTTCGGTAATATCAGTCATGGGACTAACCTCGCAATGTTTGATTAAATTTCACTAATGAAGCGGCTAACTCATCATAATTAGGCTCATCATCTCGAATTGCCTTGATTTTACTGATTAGTGTTTTCGCCTCAGAGCGTGATAACTTACAAACATCGCGCAGGTAATGTTCACAGTCTCTTACAGTGTCTAGTTTACACGATTTCATATCATTGACAAGGGCATTAGGATTCATCGCAAATGTCACGAATGAGTATTCCATAACCGACAATTTTTTGATAATGCGCGTGTCATTATCATAGCTAAAATCATCAATTCTAAATCCGATGCTTAACCCGTCAATGGCATTGTTTTTAACTAAAGTACGCGCCTCTTGTGCTTTTTGAATATCAAGCAACAATTCACCGTCAACCGCTAAACCGTTATCATCTTCACGCATTGATAAGGTCTTGCCAATCGGCTTATCCCAGTCATGCTGCCATAACACACGGACGCGGCTAGGGTCGGCTTTGTCTAGCCATTCGCTAAACGCGCCTTTCAAAATAATATCGCCGCCTAAATCTACGTTACCAGTGACGGCTGCATAACCACTAAACGCACCATCACCCGCTTCTTTAAAGTTACTATCAACAAGACTTAGAGCCTTTGTGTAATGTAAACGCATATCATAACCCCTCAAAATTATCTAACATCGTAACCCAAAACACACCGACAATTTATAGTATTCTCCGCGCTCGCTGTCGGGTCACTCGGATATTTCATTGATTCACCGCCCACATTAAACGGCTGCCCCATGGGGCGTTTTTGGCCGTTAGCGTTTTTATGTGAGTCTCTCACCCGACCATCGTTTGTGCTAATCCACTCGACAACAACGTCAAGCCCCGAATCGGTGGCGGCTGATTCTGCCCTTGTGTACTGTGATACATTCGCCGCCTTGTGCGTTTCTGTACGCGCTATGGTCATCGCTCGGCTCACTGAGTTTTGACCGCCTATCCTGTTTGCAATGGCATTTGCCACCTTAGTCGGTGTCGCTGCGTAAGGGTCGGCTATACTTGCTTGCATCGTCTGCATGATAACCGCGCTTGCAATGGCCACTGTATTAGAGCTAACTGTTGTTGCTGTGCTTAATACGTTAGATGCTAAAATACTGTAAATGCTATTCTCGACAAAGTTATCAAAGATGTCCTTTTTGCCTGTCAACTTAAAAGCCTTAAACCGTTCCGATGTCTCTTTGTTTAAATCTGTTAAAATCTCGGTCATGCGTGTTTTGTGTTGTGCTTGAATCTCAGCGAACTGGCTGTCGTTTTGGTTTGTTTCGTATGAGTTAGCCAATTGGTTAGCGGTCTTTTTTAGCTCACGCTTAATCAATTTTTGATAGCGCAAAGCGATTCTGTCTTGTGTCAACAAAACAGCCCTTGCGTACTTTAACTTTTCGATTCTAGTCATAGCTAAAACATCGGATTAAGGTTAGGTATATCTGCCCCTGCCATTTCAAGCGGTATCAATCCACTATTGACCAATAACACATCGCCACCATCGACTGGCTCATAGCCCATCGCCTGTCTTTTCTCATTAGTGCTGATTGACTGCATGGTATCTAGTTTAGTATTACGCTCGGCACGTCTCGGCTCTAATGCTGCCACCGAATCAATGTCCACACACAAAATATCAGTCGGCTTTAAGCCCACACGCCACCCAAGCCAACGATTAAGCGATGCTAATAAGTTGTTATAAAGCGGAATGGCCGAATCTTCATAAAATGCCGCCCGCGCTTGTTCATAGTTAGCATAGGTTTGGCTTCCCTCGATACCTAATAACTGAGGTGGTACTTTTAACGCTTCACACACATCTAATTTAGCCGATGTTTTACCGCCTAAAAACTCAGCATCACGCATGGTAAAGCCAAACGACTGCCATTTGAGGCCACCCTCAGTAATAACAGGCTTGCCCGTATTTCCCTCACCCGTGTACGTTTCGTTAAATTGGGTCTTTAGCCTTTCGTATGCTGTTTCGTCCAAATTAGAATCGGTACTTAATGCGCCGCTCGGCTGCATACCGTTTTTGAGCAATGAAAAGTTAGACTTGGCATAGGCGTTTAATTGGTCAACAGCATAAGAGCATGGCAACAAAGGACTGCACCCTCTAAACCTGTCTAACGGGCTATATGCTTTCCACATAAGCATATTCGATGGTAATACGGCCATAGATTTAATGTCGTTATCGCTCGCTGTGTACTGCCAAATAGCCACCTTTGCAGTCATGGTTTGAGATAATACAGGCGTAAGATAATCAGGACGTAAAATAAAAATCTCTTTTGGCAATCGGGACGGTATAGCCGCATCGCCCCATATCGGAGCTTCGCCACCGACTAAATAATAAATGACAGCCTGTTCCAAAAACTCGCTTAATGATTGCAACTCATTAGGCTGTGATATTAAACTCATTAGCGCGGCATTGTTAATAACCTCCTCACCGCGTTTAATGATAATCGGGCAAGAATTAAACGCGCTAACGTATTGCTGAATACAGGCATATACAGTCGGGTTTTGTTGATACGCCTCTTGTACAAATTGGGCAAAATTATAAGCTGTAAAGTTGCTCGATTGGCGAATAAGCACACCTAAAGCATTGCTCTTTTGTTCGCCTTTCCAAAACTGCCACCATTTTTTACTCATAATCGCCGTACCTTTACTTCGGTTTTTTTGAATCGCTTCGCAAGCATATCATTTATTGCATCGCACATGGGGTCTATCTGGTCATCATGGTCATGTCCATCATCTGCCGTGAAAGCCTCACATTCAGCAATAAAGTCGCTTAGAAAACTCGCTGATTCAGGCAAATAAACAAAGCCACTTTCAATATATGGTAAAGCATCTTGCACCCTTGTCAATTTATCTATGTTCCTTTGTATAGCAACAACGGGGATTTTGTCTATTTTTTTAATATCTTGAATCAAACCTGTGCCGCTTGCCTTATCTTCAATGCAAAATTCGCGTAATGTACCATTGTTTATATTTATATGTTTATTCCAAAAGTCGTTAGCATTGCGCCTTAGCTCGGGTGATTCCCATTTACCGCGCATCATGTCTATTAGATAAGCATTGCCGTCTGCATAACCCCAGCACTCAAAAACAGTGTAATCATTTTGTTTACCTGTTTTTTGTGCGGTATCTGCATATATTTTTCTATATTCTAATTTTGGCAACAACGAATAACGCTTAAACCATTCGCCCTTGATTATCTCACCACCAACAACGATTGGTGATTGTTGGTAAAGTGATAACCATGAGGTTGAGTCCATCACCTTTTTTCGTTCAAGTAAAAAATCAATAGACTTATGCTCGGGAAATAAAGCCTCACCCTCTTTTCTGTTTGACTCATTATTGATTGCTATAGCAGGATATGACAAAACCTTAATGCTAGGATTTTGGGCAATGAGTCGGCCTATTGGGTCATCAATGTGCCACCGTGTTAATATGCACAATAACCCTGCATTTTCACTAAACCGCGTAAAGAAATCATCGGTAAACCAATCCCAAACACCATCGCGAATCGTTTTAGAGTTAGCCTCTTTTCGGCCTTTTATCGGGTCATCAATCACACCTAAATCTAATCCCTCGCCTGTGATTGAACCGCCTACTGTTGTATTTCTAAAATAACCATCGTGTTCGCAATACTCTAAAATCTCACGATTACGCAAAAATTGACCGCTAACTGTAACGGTATTAGAGCTGTTTATTTTAGTATCTGGAAAGATGTCTTGATAAATGGCACTATCATACAGGCGTTGCAATTTTAGATTAGCCCTTACGCCTAATCGCTCGCTAAATGATGTGTATATCGTGCGCGTGTCGGGTGTCTTGCCCGCTAACCATGAGATAAAACTAATAATTAAATCAGACTTGCCGTGTTGTGGCGGTGCTTGAATAACTAATTGAGGCCGTTTGTTAGCAGTTAAATCATCATAAAATTGTTGTAACTCATTACAAACTTCTTCTTGCCACCAACCTAGCTTCAGTTTTGGATTAGTCAACTTTCGATAAGCAAAAAAAGACTCACGCGCTTCACGGAGTCTTAACTCTTTTACTAGCTCTAACGTCCTATAATTTAACACCTAACGCCTCTAATTCGGCTTTTAGTTCGTCTGTGGTCATTTGCTTGGCTGATGGTATTAACGCTGTACCATTCGCGCCTGTGTGTTCTTGCACGTTTGTCTCTTTCCACCCCATGCGAGTTTTAGCCCAAAACATTGCAGCCCTTACGCAATCGCTATATGTTGCGCCCGTAGTTAATGCTTGACCACTTGCGGCTTGGTATAAAAACTTGCCTACATTTGCATTTGCTTTAATCGCGCTGTTTTCTAATTCGTCTTTGTAGTATTTATACAGCGTTTTATCATCTATGCCGATATATGCAGCAACTTCTTTAATAGGTACACCGTAAGAACGCAAGGCAACTATTTCAGCGCGTGTTTTATCGGTTGGTTGATGCAGTGGTTTTGACATAGTTAAGCCTCATGTGTTTTTTTTGAGGCTGCACAAGATGAGTGGAGCGTGATGGTCGGTATCGCACCGCCGCTCACTGACTGGTCGCCAGTGGTTGCCTTTGTATCACGCTTAATTGATTCACCTTTATACATTCCCGCGCCCATTTCGTCAATCTTTGAAAATGGTATAACTGGCACTGTAAGCCGCGCTTTTGCTGATTCATTAAGAAAGTAGATATATCGTAATTGGTAGCCCTTCAAAGGCGTACAATCTTTTTTTTGCAATCCTTTATATTTTTTATCCGCTGAATTATTAAAAGTTTTATCAGCAACAACTTCGCCATGCGGCGTCATAAGCATTGTCTTATTAACCTTTATTCCAGTTAAAATAAAACCGCTTGCTCTATAGATTGTGCCATCACCACATTGGCAGCCATCACTAAAACTTAACACCCACTCAATATGTGGGTAATGTTTTTTTATCAAACGAAACGCCACTGCCATACAACGGCTTTCACTGTTACGCGGTAATCTGTCGCTAAACGCCATGCGGTTAAGCTCTAGCATTCCGTTCCATTGTGTGCCATCGACCAAGGGCAGTATCTTGCGCTTATCAATAGACCCGCCAAACGACATAACGCCCTCTAGTTTGTCGTTAAGGTACGCGCCAAAGTGTAACGTGCTATTGTTTACCACCTTACCGCTATAATGCACCCGCTTAACAAGCGCATTTGCTGCCTGTGCTGTGATAGGCTTTACAATAATATCCTTTGCACTAACCATTGCGAGCCTCTAGCCATTGGGTGCATATTAAAGCGAGTGCGTTGCCGTTGCTGTTTTCATTTAATCCTGTGTCTACAAGCGGATTTGTTCTAGCAATCGTAACAGCATCTTCAACGATTGCGGCTTGCTCGTCATGCAGGGTGAATGTTTTTTGTTGAAAGGGTTCTTTATCACCGCTTGCCAGTTCAGGCATACCCACTTCCTCGCTTTCGTCAAAATCAACCGCGCTTATTTCCTCTAGCTCAAAACCCGTTAGCTCTAAATTAAAACCATTATCTGCAAGTTCTGCAAACTCTACGCGGAGCATTTCCTCGTCCCATCCTGCATCTAAGGCGAGACGGTTATCAGCAATGATATAAGCGCGTTTTTGTGTGTCGCTTAAATGGCTAATTTGTAGCACTGGTACTTCTTTCAAACCTAACTTTTGAGCGGCCATAACGCGGCCATGACCTGCAATGATGCCGTTGTCTTTATCAATCAAAACAGGACTAAGAAAACCAAACTCTTTAATGCTTGACGCGATTTTATTTACCTGTACATCGCTATGTGTTCTACTGTTTCTTGCGTATGGGATAAGCTCAGTAGTTAAAATGCTTTTATAGTTCGGATTATCATTTTTCATCTCATCCCCTTAACAATCCACCACACTAAATAAACAAGCCACATACTAAAAGCGATTATACAACAAATGCCACTAACTAAGCACAGTTGCAAAAAGCCTTTAAAGTATTTCATTTCTTTCGCCACTCATTAAAAGACTGTTTCAAGTTCGGCAACGCTATAATAATTTGTATGACTGTATAGAGTATTGTTACCATGACCAGCCAGTCCTGCAACTGTACGCCTGTAAATGTCATGCCCGTCACAATAATCGGTGGCGATGTTTTGATAGCAGCCATACTCAACCCATGTTCTAAATGTTGGGATGTATCGGCCATGTTATTTCGCACCGTTTTCTTTCTTCAAAACAGCAACAAGACCTAAAATAATACTAGGTACTCCGCTCTGATAATTGCCAGTCATACAGTCAGATATACCGTTAAAAATCAGGGCTAAGCCTGCGTAGCTTGAAGGCTCTTTTAATCTATTCATAACACGCGCTCCTATGTTTGAAACAATATATCACACCTTAAATTTATGGCAATAAAAAAGCCGACTCAAAGCGAATCTGCTATAAAGAACGTCCTTGTTAGCTGAGTGTTACTCGCCCAATGAATAATGATTACCGTCTGACCTAGAACCTACCCATCTACCGCCCCAAGTACCGCCTTTAGACTCCCACCATTCACCTAGTTTTCTATGGTCATCACTAGAGCCTAAAAACTTACCATCTTTAAACAAATTCAAATCAATCGCTAATCGTTTTTTGTGAAATGAATTAGCCGCACCATAACCCTTTTTTACGCCAAAATCACCGTGCAAACGTGGGTCTCTAAACGCATCGCCTAGAGTGACTTCATATCCTAATTCATACGCTTTCAAAATCAACTCGGCGGCCATTTTAGCAAATTTAGATTGCTGTTCTCGTAGTGTCATAATCAAAACTCATGTAAAAATCTAATGATTTCGCGCTCGATTCTATAGCGCATTTCTTGAGTAAACCATGATTTTTTATCTAATTCTCTAATTAACAAAATTAGGTCATCTTGTGACTTAACACTGTCAAAGTTGTGCGTCATCATAACGCGCCCTGTTAGTCCGCTTGTAAAAATCAGATTAGTATCGCAAACATCAAGCGTAGCACCCTCAAAAACTGTATTCATGATTGTGACTCGTTATAGTTTTAATTAACTATAGACTAATCATCTAACAATTCAACAAACAAATCCAAGCTGCCCAAAACATTAAGTC